TTCTTAATCTGGGCTTCCTTCTTCGCAATCTGCTCGTCGGCGTCGCTGTGGGTGAATGGCTTGTACGGCTTTTTTCCATCACGCCACTTGCCGTACTGCTTGTAGTGCTCCCAGTCAGCTATCTCGTCCTCCAGAGTTGATATCTTCTTCGGCATTTACTTCCTACGCAAGGTTTTTCCGCGCGAGCGACGGCGACGGCGAGTTCCCGCGCGGTGCTTCCGTTTATGATGTTTGAGAACGCTGCGACCGATTACTCCTGCCGCATCCTCTTCTACCTTCGACTGCAGAGCCGCCTCCGCCTTGCGCGCCAGTTCTGCCCGCACCTTCTCTCTCTCCTCTTTCTGCTCTGCCGTAAGAGCTGCCTCCGCCTCCTCCGCCCGCTTCTTCAGCGCATCACGAGATGCCTTTGAAAAGTGTATGACAGATCCGCGCATTTACCTTACTCATAGATTTAAACACGGCGACGGGCCGTAAGGGCCCTTGTGGACCGTGTCTTACGTCCGCGACGGGTTCCCTTGCGCGTCTTGCGGCCACGACGGCCACCCAAATCGTTTCCGTGCTTCCTGAGCCAAGATGCTAGGATCTTCTCCTGAACGTCCGGCTTCGCTGCCGCATACTTTGCCTTGGTTTTCTCTTTCGCCTTCTCGTTGAACGCCTTCATGGGAGCTTCGGCCTTCCGCTCAAGGATCTCCTTGACATTGGGGTGAAGGCTGCTAGCTTCGCCAACTTCGAGTTTCATCATCTCATCCTCGGAGTAGATCTTCGACCAGTGGTGCCACAGCTCAGGGGCCTCAGGGACATCGTAACCTCTCTTGAGAACCACGAACTTGCCATCGGGACCCCTCTTGTGACGACCATTCTCACCATACTCAAGCGCATACCCCTCCAGCTCGCGCTCCCACGTCTCGTCGTCCTCGGCCGCCTCGTCTAACTCCTTCTGCCGAGCAAGGACCTTGGCCGCTTCTGCGGCGGACATTGCTTCGGCTTGAGCTTCGGTATACTTCCAAAGTTCCGTGGGCATTTATCATATTCGCAGATTTAAAGCTTGATGACAACGGAGTTCTTGCCCGTGGATCCCGCATTCTTCTTGGGATTGGACCCACGAAGCGCCGATGCCGGCGTTGCGGGAGGAGGACCATTTCCAGGGGGCACAATGACCGACTGCTTGATGTTCTTCAGGAGCTCATCAATGTTCGGCGGGCTACGCATTTCCGGAGCCGGCGCAGGTGCCGGAGCCGGGGGCGGCGCAGGAGCAGAGACCTTCACCTTGGCACCACCACCGATCTTCACCTGCTTATCACCCATCGGCTGCTTTGGAATCATAGACGGCGGCGGCGCAGGCGGCATACCGGAACTCATGAAACTCATGAGCCCAGCCAGAGGATTTGTGGCCTGAGGAGGCGGGGGAACATTGGCAGTTGTGCGCATCTGCTGGGTTTGGTTCTGCATGGCCGCCGCCGCCAGCGATCGGGCAATGTCGGGGTTCTGACGCATGATGTCGTCAATGTTCGGGATCGGGGCCTTGCGGGTCATTTGGTTCGTCAGGTGAACCATGTAGACCATCATGCATGCGCGCATCGGGATCTTGACCAGCGGGTGCATCTTAAGATTGTCGCCATACTGATCGTAGAGCTCCTCAAAATCATCCTCCAGATCCACCACGTTCATCTGCGCAGATTCAGAGAGACCGTCCAGCTGAAGTCCAAACGCCTTGAGCAGCGTCACATGCTTAGAGCCATACTCCAGACCGCTCATGGCCGTCACAAACCACTCCGAGAACTGCTTGATCGTGGCATCCATGGACTTTTCACGCTTGATGAACTCCAGCTCCAGCTTCATCTCCTCAAGCGGAGACTCCATTGTGAACCGCTTGCGCATCGGCACGCCCATCTTGGACAGACGCTCAAACTTCCGGAGCACCTCATACTTCTCCTTCATCAGCGCTTCGTCCGACACCTTGCGAGGGGCAACCTGGGGCGCATACGGCTCGGCGTTGAAGTTCATTGTACCCCCCATGCTGATAGGGCCTGTCTCCTCCGCGGACGGCACAAGTTTCGGGCCCGGCACGGCGGCAGGCACTTCATCAAACGTAAGCGTAGGAAGATCCACCGTCTCCAAATTAGCGATTCCTGCGGACTGCGGATTTACGAGTAGGTCTACGTCCATTCTTACTTCTTGACTTGGGCTTCCTTCTGAAAGTTAGAACGCGACGGCGGCGGCCTCCCCATCTTCCCTTTCTCTTAGCTTCATTGGCGGCTCTCAGCCTCGTGTTGGCGTCATCGAGTGCTGCCTTTGTTTCTTTGTATCCTTTCATGCCAACTTGGAGACCACTATGCTCTCCCCTCAGTCTTCCTACCTCTTCATTGAGTGCTGCAAGCTCTTCAAGAGTTGGAAGCGGACGTGCAGCCGGAGCAGCCGGAGCCGGAGGTGGAGCAGCCGGAGCCGGAGGTGGAGCAGCCGCCGCAGGTGGAGCAGCCGCCGCAGGTGGAGCAGCCGGAGCCGGATCGGGCTCAGCACGTGGAGTGGAGAGGGTGCTATCTCTTGGGGCGTGGGGAACCTTCACAACTTCTCCCCTCGCACGTCTCGCGGCTCGGTCCTTGCGGTGCTCCAGGTGGGCGGCTGCAATTCTAGCTTCGCGGACCTCATCTATGGGCGGCCCCCCACTCGCAGCGGCAGCCCGTCTGGTCGCTGCGTGTGCTGCATGAGCGTCTGCAAGCCGATTTTCTTGTTCTTCTATGCTCAAATCAGCTGGTGCGCGTACGGCAAGTCCCGGCGCCGCTGCCGCCTCTGCATCGGCCTTCGCCTTGGCCTTCGCCTTGGCCTCCGCCTCCGCCTCCGCCTTAGCTTTTGCTGCTGCTGCTGCTGCATCCGCCTCCGCCTTAGCTTTTGCTGCTGCTGCTGCCTCCGCCTCTGCCTCTGCCTTAGCTTTTGCTGCTGCTGCTGCCTCCGCCTCTGCCTTAGCTTTTGCTGCTGCTGCCGCATCCGCCTCTGCCTTAGCTTTTGCTGCTGCTGCCGCATCCGCCTCTGCCTTAGCTTTTGCTGCTGCTGCTGCCTCCGCCTCTGCCTTAGCTTTTGCTGCTGCTGCTGCCTCCGCCTCTGCCTTAGCTTTTGCTGCTGCTGCTGCATCCGCCTCTGCCTTAGCTTTTGCTGCTGCTGCCGCCTCCGCCGCCGCTGCTGCCGCTGCAGCCTGTGCGGGTCCCCCTCCTGCCCCTGCCGCTGCTGCTGCTGCTGCCGCTGCCGCCGCATCTGCCTCTGCCTTAGCTTTTGCTGCTGCCGCCTCCGCCGCCTCCGCTTTAGCTTTTGCTGCTGCTGCTGCCTCCGCCTCTGCTTTAGCTTTTGCTGCTGCTGCTGCCGCATCCGCCTCTGCCTTAGCTTTTGCTGCTGCTGCTGCCGCATCCGCCTCTGCCTTAGCTTTTGCTGCTGCTGCTGCTGCATCCGCCTCCGCCTTAGCTTTTGCTGCTGCCACGACCTCCGCTTGTGCGATCCGCGCCGCCAAGTAGTCTTTGAACTCCCCGTACCCATTCGGAGGTGTAGCGAAGTGAGTGTCACGATAAACCTTCCACGTGCTCAAACCGTTCTTCTTGCAAAGTGCTAGGGTCGGATCTGCTGTAAATAGCTTCTTTACATTAGCTAGATCTTTCGACGTGCCGCGCTCAATCGCTCTAAAGACTTCTTCACAAACTGCTGTGCTAAACACAGGTTTCGGTCCGAGTGGCGGAGGTTGCGGCGGTTCACCTCCCAGTTCAGCTGGCTTGTTCTTAGCTTTCACTGCCTCTAGGTGTGCCTGTGCTGCATCCACTGCCGCTGCCGCTGTATTTTCATCCTCTGGCCTTGCGGCAATACCGGCTGCGATGAAGGCAACGACTGCAGCGGTGCTGCCAAGAGCAAGTCCAGCTTCCATTGTATTTCGCGCACATTTAAGTCTTTGTGTGTTCTAACACCCAAAGTCCTTGTAAAAAGGAATCGGCCAAATCGTCCTTCTTAGGGTGCTTGGCGAAGTGTTCTTGGTTTGCAGCAGGGACGAGGGCGTAGGCGTGCGTTATACCTGTCTTCTTGCGACCCTTATACGATGCAGTTGAATCCTCCACAGTCACGATGTTAGAGAGCTTGTGGGTTGCCGATACGCCTGAACACTGAAACCCGCGGCACGAAAAATACATCTGAATCATCGCTTGGACTCCGAACATTCTGCGGTCCATCTGATTCTCCAAGGCAACAACCGTGGCGCCCTTCCACGATGCAGCGCGAGCATCCAAACTCTTGATGATAGCCGGCGCCAAATCCAGTACAGATCCCTGAATAGCCGACGACACACACTTCTTCCATGTATTCTGCTTGCGGTGGTTGTAGAGCAGCCCTACAAGGTCCGACTTCTTGGTGGCATCCGTGGTCAGGCCCTCTGCCGTAATCTGAGTGTGAAGCTCATTTGGAGTGAGCTTGTTGATTTCGGCCTTTGTGACCTTTGTCTTCTTGCGCGGCGTATGCTTCGCACATGCGAATTGTCCATTGCTTGCATGCTCATACCGAGCAGCGGATGTGCACTTATGACATCTAGGAGCACCGACACCGGCCTGTTCTCCTAGTACGTCAATGATGTTCCAATCTACGATGCGTACATCGCTGCGGGCTGTGCCTTCCAGAACGCAAAAAGCTAAATTACGAAGTCCAATATCAAACGAAACAACTTTCATTGTACGTTTACTCAAATTCGGTGTAAATGTCCCCTTGTCTCCTCCGGTAGAAACCGCCTGCTCCGTCCCCAGCTGAGAAGAGAGCAGTTTCGTTTGTGTGCACCGTAGCTCGCAGCCAAGTCTTTTTTTTCAAATCATTTTCAATCAAGGGATATTGATGCAACTTGAGACTCAACCTAGACATTGCCGTCCGCAACCTGTCTTTCTGTTCATTGCGCGGAATCCGTCTCATTTCTGCGGGCCGTGAGAAGAATTCAATTCTTCGCTCAAGCCATGCGCGGACCAGCAAAGAATGCTGGCAGACGATAATATTGTGTCCAGATGTAAATGTATTCATAATTTCAATGTGCGCATCCACTTTCTCTGTCAATGTCCGAAAGGGGTCGCGCATGAGCTTTCTGAGTTTTTCGGTAAATGCACTTGTGCTCGCCGCGAGTTGATTTGCGGCAATGGCTGACTTGGGAATCTTGTTGGGTGATGTGCGGTCGGCTGGCGGCGTGATCATATTGAGGTGAATGCGGTCTTCCCAGCCGAGGAATGGGATGATGAAGCAGCGAAGAACGTCAACGGGCAGAGTGTCGAGGTACGTGGGCGCACCCACGGTTGCGTGGTAGATGAAAGATCGGAGTGCCATTGTGTCGGGGAGAGTCTGATTTTCTTGATCCAACTCAATCCATTTTACATCTACGCCGTAGCCTTAAGCAGAGAGATCAGGACGTTCTTTGCATCGGCCTTGCCATACGGAATACCGCGGGTCGTCAGAAGCTCCTGCAGCTCCTTCTTGGACTTGTCCTGAAGGCCATCCGTGTCAAGCGGCGGCGGCGCACCCGTGATGACCTCGGCCTCCTTCTCAACCGACAGGCGATCATCGTCATCCTCCTCATCCGACGTGGGGATCTCGGCCTGCTGAACGGTTTCCTGAGGCGGCTCAACGGTCGCCAGCTCAATCTTCGGCTTGGCGACGGTTGCCATCAGCGACTGGTTCAGATCGCCAATGACCAGTGCCACGGCGTTCATGTTCTGGAAGAGGCGCGTCTGCTGCCAGTAGATCCAGCCTACCATGCCCGCAAGAACGAGAACCATAGACGCAAGAAGGGCAATTGACGCGTGAAGAAACTCCATTTATACCGAGGGCGGGGAAAGGTTGTGGCGCCTTAAACGAGGTCTTCCTCTACATAGCCCGAGATACGACGAGGGCGGGTCTGTGGGCAAATCCAAGCGCCGATGGTAACGAAAATCATACACGAAGCAACAATCCCAAATGTAGTGAGGGCAATAACTCCGTCTTCATCCATTGTCATTCTTTCCCTGCTAAAGGTAAATGGGTCGTCGTCGTTTCAAGATGTTTGGCGGGGTCGTAGACGCACTCGGGAATACGATTGCAGATGCGCTTCCCCCGATGCCACCCGCGGCCGCTCCCGTTGTATCCAGTCCTTGGACGTTCAGTCTCTACGTTGCCTATTTCCTTGGCGGACTTCTCATCTTCTTTATCGTGTTTATCATCATTATCACGTTGGTTGGCAAGAGAGACCCCCCGCCGCCCGAGGACTTCACCAACTCGGCGTCTGGGAAATAACCTTGCGTTCTCAATAAATGCCTGCTAAGAAAGGTGGTGGTTTTCTTGAGACAATGGTTGCGTCGGGTGTCGGTGCCTACGCTGCGAAGAACTCTTCGTCACTGAAGGGACTGCTGTGGACGCTGGCCAAGTATGTTCTTGTGATTGTGGTTGTGTCGTTTATCATCATGTTTGTTCTCCGTATGATGTCCACCGAGAACTTCGTGCCGGTCACGCCGTCCAAGGAGGGCACCGACAAGACGACGACGCCCGCTGGCAATGTCATTCTTCATTGATAGCAGTTCTTGTACGGACGGCAGCTGGCCTTCTGTGTGAACCCCATACGTCTACACGGCGTCTTTCTACAGTATTTCTTAGACATCAACCGCTTCTTCTTGAATGTCTTTCTCCGACCTCCTGCACTCTGGGGGCTCAGCGCACGTAGTAAGGACTTTTCAATGCATGAAAAGAGCCCAGTTTCTTTGTCCAGCGCACTATGTCCCCACCTAGAATCAAAAATAAGGATAAGTACCCAACTGTTAAGATCTATATCAATGTATCCCACGGGTGGACCCGTATAGTAAGACTCTGTACTTCCACGGTACCCTGCGTTCAGAACGAACTCAACGATCTCATCCCGAACGATGTCTTCACTATAGCGGGCAGCTTTCGTATAGACCTCTCCATTGTCAAGTGACAGCGCAATATCCGTATCCACGTTTGGATAGACGACAAATTCTAGGGCTTCACTACATTCATTCATGTAGTGTACGAATGAATTCATGAGCTGACGTGGTATGAAGCCTTCGCAGTATGCTCGTTGGCTTTTATTGTCCCCCAACTGCGAATCAAGCGTGAAAAACCCAAGATCGTTTATACGTTGCAACAAAGGAAGCGCAGACGTGTCAATCGAATCTACATTCTTTGTGGTTTTTGTAAATTTCACGAATCCCTTGGTCCGCACATGGTTTCTCTCCCATTGTTCCTTGAATTCTGGAAACTTCTTCAGAAATAGCGCCTTGCTTGCGCCAGCCCCCATACTGGACCTTCTAATTATATATCACTATGTATAAAATGAAGATGCCCGCAATGCCTAAGGTGCCTACGTGGGGATGGGTTCTGATCGCGCTCGTCGTGGTCTATTACGTGTTCATGCGGGAGGGCGTTGATAGCACGCTGAAGGACCAGCCCAAGGTGACGAAGCCCAAGCCGACTACGGCTTAGAAGTCCTCGTCTAAGCGAAGAGGAGCATTGGACGATACACGAGAATACTCGGACACCTTCTTCTCAAAGAAGTTGGTCTTGCCCTCCAGCGAGATCAGATCCATAAAATCAAACGGATTATGCGCACCAAAGATCTTCGGCGTGCCCAACTGGACCGCCAACCGATCCGCCACAAACTCAATGTACTGCGACATCATCTTCGCATTCATGCCAATCAGCGAGCACGGCAGAGCATCGCAGATGAACTCCTTCTCCAGCTCCACCGCCTGCTTGATGATTTGGTGAACCGTGTCCTCTGAGACCTTGGTCTTCAGCGTGTGGAACAGGGCCACGGCAAACTGCGTGTGCAGACCCTCGTCACGAGAGATGAGCTCGTTGGAAAACGTCAACCCCGGGAGCAGGCCGCGCTTCTTCAGCCAAAAGATAGAGCAGAAGGCACCCGAGAAGAAGATGCCCTCCACGCAAGCAAAGCCCACTAACCGCGTTGCAAACGACTTGTCCGACCCCATCCAGTTCAGCGCCCACTCGGCTTTCTTGCCAATACACGGGACAGTGGAAATGGCATTGAACAGCTTGGCCTTTTCCTCCTCGTCCTTGATGTAGGTATCAATGAGAAGAGAATAGGTCTCCGAGTGAATGCCCTCCATTGCGTTCTGAAAGGAGTAGAACAGCTTCACCACCTGGGAGTCCACTTCACCCTGAAATCGGGTCACCAAGTTCTCCATGACAATTCCGTCGGATCCAGCAAAGAACGCCAACACGCGCCCGATGAAATGCTTCTCATTTTCGGTCAGCTTGGCCCAGTCGGATAGGTCCTTGGAAAAGTCAATCTCGTCCGGCGTCCAAAAAACGGCGACGCTCTGCTTGTACATCTTGTAGAGGTGGTGCTCGGACGGCTTGATAGGAAAAAGAGTGAAGGACATGCTGTATATATAGCGGAGAATACACTTAAACCTTTGTCTCCTGTTACTACAATGAGTAGTACGGCTAACGTTCAGAATCTCCTGACAAACGTGTTTCGCCCCACGTTTGTCTACAACACCACGACGAGCAACTACCAATCAAAACTAGAACTTGTCAACATTGACACCCTCTCAGCCAATGCGATCACCGTGTACTCGGCCAACGTAGGAGATGCAGCTAGCAATGTCTATGTTGGCGTGGGCGCGGGAAATACGTATTCTTTCTTAGCAAGCTCAAGCAATACAACGGACACCTTCTTAGGAGCCGGCGCAGGTGGATTGACATCCAACGTGAAAAACAGTGTGTTCCTTGGCTACCGCGCTGGATACGGAGTTAGCAATAGTTCAAACAGCATTTCCATTGGCGCAAACACTCTCAATGGCGGAAACTCCAATATTTATATCGGATCTTCCACGGGCATTGCCACGGGCAGCAACAACATTTTCATCGGACCGGGTATTTCCAATGGAGGCGCGTCTGTCTCCAATACCCTTCTCATTGGGATCGGATCCAACACATTGCTCAGAGGAGATCTTGCGTCCAATCGGGTTGGCATAAATACAACCGCACTGACAGCTCCCTCAAGTTACATTACGCTTGACGTGAATGGATACACGCGCATTGGCGGATCCACAAACAACGGAAACCTTGGCATTAACACTCTTCCGGGCACCTATACGCTGGACGTCAATGGAGACATGCGCGTATCCGATGGCTGGGCATCGTTGATCATGACCCACGACTCCAATAGCAATGCGAGCTTAGCCTTCACCAACGTGCGCTCGGCCAATTGCAACGCAACCATTCAGGGTACAGGCGGGTTTTTCTCCTCTCAGGGAACAGCATTGGCATCGACAGGTCCGCAATCGATTCGATCAAACGTTCTGCCCGGATATTTCATGTTTTCTGCAGAAAGTCCGGATGGAACCGTGTATCACAACGGTCTTTTTTACAGACGCCGCGCTGTATACTCTGCCGTGTCTCAATCCTCAAACGCAACGATACTCGGTATGAATGTGTCAGCTGGTCTTTTCTTGCTTTCAAATGCATCAAATCTCAACTGGAGCACAACCTTCTTTCCAACCGTGTCTATTCCGCCAACTCTGACACTCGGACCGGGTGTCGTGACGACGATCGCGACCAGTGTGGGCTTCCCGTTTACAGTCGCCATGTGTCGGGATGGCAACATTGTCGTGGGCGATTACAGCCAGAGAATCTTGGTCGTTACACCGGCAGGTGTAGTCACCACACTCGCAGGCAATGGCACCGCCGCCTTTGCCGATGGCACGGGCACAGACGCGAGATTCAACTTCCCAGCTGGAGTCGCTCTTCTTCCAGATGGTAATATTGTTGTGGGTGACCAGACTAACAATCGTATCCGCATCGTCACATATCCCGGAGGGGTGGTCACGACACTTGCGGGCAGCGCCAGCGCCGCTTTTGCTGACGGCACGGGCGCAGCAGCGAGCTTCAACAACCCGAACGGAGTCGCTGTGCTTCCAGACGGTAACATCGCAGTGGCCGACTTCGGCAATAATCGCATCCGTCTCGTAACCTACCCCGGCGGTGTCGTCACGACGCTCGCAGGCAGTACCATCGGATTCCTCGACGGCGTAGGCACGGCCGCGAGATTTAGCGGGCCGCACGGAGTCGCCGTGCTTCCGAACGGCAACATTGTTATTACCGACGTAGGCAACCAACGTATTAGGCGCGTGACATATCCGGGTGGCGTCGTCACCACACTCGCAGGCAATGGCACCGCCGCCTTTGCCGATGGCACAGGTACGGGTGCGAGCTTCAACTACCCTTATGGACTCGCCGTGGTTTCACCAAGCGGCTTGATCCTTGTGGCCGACCAGCAGAACCGCCGTATCCGATTGGTGACGCAGGCAGGCGTTGTCACTACCTACGCGGGCAGCGGCGCCGATTCGTCCATCGACGCTACGGGCACGGCCGCGAGCTTTCGCAATCCGGGCGGAGTCACCGTCGATCCATTCACCGATCGAGTATATGTGGGAGAGTACGCCGCTGGTAATATTCGTCAAATCACACTGCCGTACTCTTAAACTTCTCTACAATCTTGCGAATGGACACCGACGAGACGCCCGAGGCTGCTGAGACCTTGGCGATTTGACCACCGAGCACTGAACACACGACCCCAGCCACAATGGTCTTGGGCGTGTGCTCCATCTCTGGCATTTTCTGCAGCATCAGAACAATCGCATCACGGTCCGTGTCCGATATGTTCATATCTGCGCAGATACGTTCGGCAATTCCAAGCTGAGTGCTGAGTACATTGGATCCACCGTCACTGAACCGCATGAGCGCCTTGCAAAGAGCACGGATGGAGACGTGAAACAGAGCGGCTACTTCTTCGTGGGTCCGAGTTGCGTCGTGCTGGCGACACGATGTGAAGATTGCCGCTGCCATCAGTGCCCTACGAGTTTCCCCTCGGGTCTTTTGCGCATCCTCAACCTTCTTGAAGGTTGCGCATCCATCCATAACAATCGCCTTCGGCAATCCTGCCCGAGCACAGGACTGTTGAATCGCATCAAAGATACCCATCCAAGATCTCTCTCCGTGACTCGAGAACGACCACGCAGACAGCTTTGCAATTGATTTGGCTTCTTCGGACGCTTGACCACCCCGCCTTCGCATCATCATAGATCCGTAGGAGGAATCGGGTAAAAGTTCGCTGGTAATGGTTCCTGTGCGCGAAGGATCGTCTTCTGTGTTTCCGTAGACACGCCACTCGGCTCCTTCGTCAATCTCGGCACCCATGATTGTTCCACACCGAGTACAGACGCGCTCTCCATCGTTAATGACAATTTCGTGCTCACACATATGTCTTTCTCTTCTTCTGAGTACGACGACGTCCGTTTTATCGCATACTGCCCAAAGTAGATGGGTCGTACACCTGTGGGCGATAATTGGTCAGCAGAGGTGGGCGGTGTTGAGACAGCTTGCCACCAGCTGTCTTGAGCCACGACACGAGCAGATACTTCTCGTCAATGACCCACACCATATATCCACCTTGCGAGAGGGTGTTCATGATGTATTCACGGGCTTCTGCCATTTGGAACAACGGATATCCAAAGACGTAGGCGGGGATTTCAAAGACGACATAGGGGGCATTGGGCGAGTGAATGGCTTGTTTGCGGATTTGACCGTAGAGCTGGGACAAGACAGGTCTCATGGCTCGCATGCGTTTTTCACGGCGATCTTCTTGTTCATCCCATACGTCACGGGCTTTCAGCATCCTTACATACTCATTGTAAGAATGTTTCGTTCAATCGCACTTGGAGGGGGTGGCGTTCGTGGTGGTCTTATGGTGGGTGGATTGGCAGCACTTCGGGAACGGCAAGAGCTGGTCTTTCCCGATGGAATTTACGGGTGTTCAGCGGGATCGGTGGTGGCGACTGCACTGGCCTACAACATTCCGCTTGACGCTATTCGGGCTATGTTTGAGAATGATTTCAATTTGTCAGGTGTGATTCCGGGGATTAACCTGACGACCGTTACGGCCTTTACGACTGAGAAGGGTCTCTTTTCAATGGACTCCTTCACAGAGTGTGCGATCAAGGCATTTGACAAGGCGGGTGTTGATCTGCGAACGGCAACCATCGGCGATGCGCCGCAAAAGCTCTACATTATGGGGGCAAATCTTACAACCCGACGAACAGTGTTCTTCTCAGGGACGGTTCCTATTCTGGCGGCAATGCGTGCGTCGTGCTGTCTTCCGTTTGTCTTCCATCCGCAGGTGATCTACAACAATGTCTATGTAGATGGTGGGTTTTTTGATCACAATATGCACAAGATTGTTCCGTCTGATTGCTTGGTCTTTCACATTAGTCGCGCCGATCTGCTCATCAGCCCAGACCGTCTGAAGTCTATGAAGCTGTCTGACTATGCAGCAACAATCTACGAGGCCATGCGAATTGAATCGCATACAAATACGGTCCTTTGGTTTAAGAACGACTCCATCTCTCTACTTCAGGAACTGACCCCAGAAAACAAGAAACTTCTGTTTGACCAAGGATTTTCTCAGGCCTCACGCTTCTTTGCCAAACGTTTTCCTCAGATAGTCTGTTAGTCCATCTGCCGTCGGTCTGCCCGAGTAATCATAGAGGGCCGTTGGGGTCTCCAGCTTTACCGTCGGATACGCCCGCACTTCATATAAATCAGCCGTTTCACGCTCCTTCTCTGCGTTTACACGAATGAACGAGACTTCGGTATCCCCAAAGCGAGTCGGACCTCTTTCCAGTTTTTCCCATTCGGGCATGGCCTTAATGCAGTGCCCACACCAGTCCGTATGGAAAAAGTACAGGTTTGCCTTGTCTTTCGGCACCTCACGCTTCGGCGCCAGCACCGGCTTCCAGAGCTTCCATACAAGGACCACCAGCACGGTAAAGGCTAGGGCGAGAAGGATTGTATTCATTACTTCAGAACACGAGAAATTCTGCGCTGTAGCTCAAACCAACGACGATAGGCTTCTTCAGCCGTAATGTTCTCCTTGATTTGCATCCAAGCAACATCTGTGGTCATTCGCTCAGGTTCAAATGGCCGTGGGTGAATTGTAACCCAACGGCCATTGTAACGGACAAGTAAAATGGATGTCGGTTCCATTATTGAGTTCTTTTGGTAGGTAAGTGGTAAATGGAAGTCATTGCACAGTCACTCTTGGCGGTTGGTCTCAATTACGGGATCCATTACGGGGCTGCTCGGTTTTACGATATGTATTGTGTGCCGCATTCGCTCGCAGAGATTGCTCAGACGATTGTCGCAACTGCATCGCCCGTCTGCTCGGTTGCAATTGGTATTGTTCAAATGACGCAATCTAACTATGCGTCCATCATCACCGTCTCCCTCGCAGGTAGCCTTGTCGGCCTTCTCAAGACCTAACGAGCTTGTCCGAGTGGTTAAGGAGACAGTCTTAAGATCTGTTGGCGAAAGCCGCGTGGGTTCGATCCCCACAGCTCGTATTTTTTTGCTTACACACGTCCCTAAGGGTCCTTAGACCCGCGGGAACCCAACCAGGTTGGCGCCGATTCCGAAACCGGCACCCGTGCGAGCCGACGCGCCGACGCTGGGCGCGTAGATATCCAGAATGGCAAACGTGGCCGTGGCAACCAGAGCAATCATGCCAACCTCGGCGACCTTGAGGGTCTTGCCCGGCAGCACAAACGCAGCAATGGCCACCGCGAGGCCCTCCAAGAGGTACTTGACGAGTCTTACAACGAGGTCGGCCATATCAACACCGGCAGAGGGGGTGGGCTTCGGCTTAGAATCCATTTGTTTAGTTCTATGATCCGAAGATTTTTTACCGAACACCCGAATACACCTTGTAGGAAATGAAGGGTACGCCCAGAGCCCACACTGCCCACCAAGGGATATACAGGGACAGGTACTGAAGCGCAACAAAGAACACAATCGCGTGGATCGCCGCCGCCGTCAGCGTCGTCGGTCCAATGGTCAGCACGACACCGGGGCAGAGCAGGAAGAAGAGGTAGGCAGTGGTGAAAATGTCGTACATGTTTGTACTCTGCGGAGAAAGGACTTTCAAGTGAACCGTGGAGTAGAGTAAATGCCCCGCACTGAGCTTCCCAAGCGTGACGAGTCTGGCCCGATCGACTACCTTGATGAGGACCCCGAGATCCCGACGCAGAAGTACTGCATTGTCTCCTTCATCAGCCCCGAGAAGGTGATGAAGAACAAGGAGGAGTTCATGTTTGAGAAGTTCGTGGAGTGGATGGACTACGAGTGGAAGGTCAAGGGACTGGAGAGTCTCATGGCCTTCATGTCCAAGAAGTACTCTCTTAAGATTGACGACCTGATGAAGGATGCAAATGACTTTGTAAGCGTCCGCAAGGAGGAGGTGAAGAAGACGGACATTCACGAGCAGTATCAGATTTTCCTTCTCAAGAACGAGAAGGACCTGCAGGAGATGTATGATAACCAGGTGGAGTTCCGCACGAACATCCGTGGTGTCAAGGTTCGTCGTGCATTTGCCACGGTGGAGGAGGCCCAGGTCTTTTCCAAGGTTCTTCAGCGCCGCTACCCCAAGGACAATCTCTACATCGGCAAGGTCGGTGCGTGGCTGCCGTGGGATCCCTCGGAGCACCTGATGCCTGAGGTGGAGTATGCCGAGAAGGAGCTGAACGAGCTGATGCGCAAGTACAAGGAGAACGAGGCGAACAAGGAGATGTTCTTTGCCGAGCAGCGTGAGGAGTCCATCAAGGCGCAGAAGGAGGAGAACGAGCGCCGTCGTAAGGCCAATGCAGCCGAGAAGGCACTGGAGGACGGGCTCGCAGCCGCGTCAGCGCCCGTTCACCCTTCGGAGGGCGCCCACCGCGAGTAAAACCTTTGCGTATAAACAAGAGATGACAATACGCGTGCGGAATCCAAGGCGTCGCACTCTGCGGGGTGGTGCCAAATTTGCTAATGTGGATGATGCGTGTAAGCAGATCAGTGCTGCTCCCATCAAGAGAGTGCGCAAACTCTACCTAGAAGCAAGCAGACAGTTTCATCCGGATAAAATTGTAGTCCAAAGTGAAGCAGAGAAAGACGCTGTGACGAAGGACTTCCAAAAGCTTTCACAATGTTATGAAAAACGGGTCCCCTCAGGTGACTTTGTAGCCGATGAGCCACCTGTAGTACCGCCGAGAGGACCGGCTCCAGCGGCGGCGGCAGGACCTAGACCGGCAGCTGCTCCGGCACGAGCGGCACCGGCGGCAGCGGCACCGCCAAGACCGGCAGCGGCGGCGGCAGCAGCAGCGGCGGCAGCGCCAAGAGCACCGGCAGCAGCAGCGGCGGCAGCGGCACCGCCAAGACCGGCAGCAGCGGCGGCAGCAGCGGCAGAGCGGCGCCGGCAGCGGGCAGAGGATGAACAGGATCGGAAAGATGCAGCAGTGAGAGAGCGGGCGGAGAGGATCTATGCGGAGAGGCAGCGGATGCAGCGGGAGGCACAAGCGGCGGCACAGCCAATGCGGGCAGCAGATGAAGAGAGAGCGCAGCGTGAAAGGGAAGCGCGTCGGGCGGTGCTCGCGGCGGAGGCGCAAGCTCAGCTCGCGTTCGAGGCGCGGGTGCGCGCCGAGCGTGAAGCAGAGCGGATAAGGATACGTGAAAATGCGGAGGCAGAGAAGGCAAGGAACGAAATGCTGTCTGACGCAGCTAGGCGTCATGCTATGGCGCAGGCGCAGGCGGCGGAGGCGCAGAGAGTGCGAATCGAAGCGAGGGTGCGGGAACTTGACGCCGCCGAACAGGAAATATGGCAGAGGGAGCATGCCGCTAGGATAGAGCTGGCGCGGTATGCGGGCGAGGCGGAGCAGCAGCGCGGACGGCCCGGTCCATTTGGGTTTTACAAGAAAAATCCGGAGCCAAGAGGGAAGTTCAGCCCATACGGAGGTGGTGCTACTCGCCGGTCTTCTTTACCCAGATTGCTGGCGATGCGTTCTTCCTCCGCAACGCGCCGGTCGTATAGTCGTCGGCGGCGAGCATAGCGGACTGGAACGGGCGGTTGTCGGTCCACAGCGTAGAGTCACAAAGTCTGAACGGCGGATGCTCAGATGCCTTGTACCAAAACACTTGATCTTCTAGCTTGTTGGAGGCTACGTTGTTGCAAATGACCAGTCCCTCGTAGTTTTCTGTGCATTGGTCCATGAAGTCACAGAACATTTCAAAGGTAGGAAACATACCTGCGTAATTCTCGTAAATTCTACGACGATTCCCTAGGATATTCTCCCGCAGAATGAAGACAAAATCCACGTTGGTACGCAGGTTCGGCGTGATGCCGAGCGGGTACTGCATGGTAATAATGGTCATCATATCAAGGTGCCGACCGTTCATGAAAACAAACCGAGTGGACTCTTCGTTGATCCACTCCTTGGCTGCGTACAGACAGTCGTCCAAAATCAGAAAGGCTCGGGGATCAAACGGGGCTCCGGATGTCTTGGATTTCAGAAACCGTTGCTTTGCTGCAAACTGCCGCTTGATAAACGCTTGGACCTTCGCAGGTTCATACTTGTCATGAATGAGCTTGGAAGGAACAAAGGCTTGAAAGTACTCGTTCACGACCTCTGTGGGCGAGATCACCATTCCGGCAGGAAAGCTGTCTTGAACATTGAACAGCAAGTCACGAGCCAAGAACGATTTGCCCGTGTCTTTCTTGCCGATAATGACAATCATAGGACTTTTGCGCGAATCCATTCCGCATCGGTCTTTGATCATGTCCATGTTGAACTTCCTGAGTTGAAAATTCATCTTGTTCTCACCGTCGTTTATTTTTTGACATTCATCACCGAGACACTTCATAATGGGAAAGGACTTGAGAACGACGTCCGTGAACATGAAGATTCACCGCGTACCGAGGCTGGACGGAACGCACTGGTCTATGAAGACAATACAACCCTTTTTCCCCTGCCTTGAAAAGCTCTTCAAGACAGAGAATGTAGCTGGTCTGCACGAGTACGGAGTCAAGCTGGACCAGCCGATTGATTCAATTGTAGACGCAACTCACGTCAAGGTTGCAGGCAAGACCATTCCCGTTCACCGCAAGACGACGATGATTCTGTCGCCTTTCAAGACCATGCGTGGTGACTACGGATCGTTTGGTGTTCCGAAGCGCGCCAATGTGGCGGATGATATGCACGCAACCATGCAAAGCCCTCACACAGCCGCCTATGTTGGAGCCATTGCGTCCATCGCTCTGTCTGAGTCTGAATGTGTTCACTTTCCGACTGTCTATGGCGTATACGTGGGTGTGGCCGGCTCTCACACCGTTGACATTTCGGATGACTACGAAGAGCTCACCGAGAAGAGCTGGTTTGCGGACCGTATCGGCAAGACGTTTGAACTGAAGCTTCGGACAGCGGGCCACGAAGCCGAGTTCAGCCATACACGTCGGGCCCGTATTGCACTCGATACAGCGGAAGAGATTGAGTTGGGAGACGTTGACGATGTGGATGCCGACCATGTGAGCGCACCGGACGAGCAAGACGTAGAGGCCTACGACATTGCGTCCTCTGAGCCTCCGGAAATGGACGAGGAGGAGACAGATGACGACGATGTCTACGACATTGAATCCTGCGACTGCTCGGAGGGAACAAACGAGGACGAGGGCGAAGACGAGGAACCCGAACCGTTTGCTTGGGCAACATTTACGGATGTGCCCGTAGTGACAACGGTCATGGAAGTTTGCGAGGGAACGTTTTACAACCTTATCAAGGAGCATCCCGAACCCGAAAAGCATGCCGCTTGGGTGTCACAGGTTGTCTTTGCTCTGGCCTATGCTCAGAGGACGTATGGCCTCACGCACAATGACCTCCATGGCAACAATGTTATGTACGTGAAGACAGATCGGACGCACTGTGTATATATTCACGCTGGAGTCACGTACAATGTTCCGACCTTTGGATACCTGATGAAGATCATTGACTTTGATCGGGCAATTATCAGCCTGCGTCTGACTGGACTGAAGGAGCCCAAGATGTTCATGAGCAGCCAGTTTCAAGAAGACGAGGAAGCGGGTGGGCAGTACAATATGGAGCCCTTTTACAACAACAAACACGCGCACATTTCCGCATCGTCATCGTTTGACTTGGTTCGCTTTGCTACGTCAGTCTTTTGGGATATGTTTCCCAAGGGACCGAAGCATGAATACACACACCCGTTGTTTAGCATCTTTCTGCAGTGGATGAAACAGACGGATGGGTCATCGGTGATGTTTCGTAAGAAGATGGACAACCATGATCGCTACCACGGATTTGATCTGTATAAGGCGATTGTGAGGTACTGTGGGGATTCAGCGGTGCCTAAGAAAGAGATTGGCCGCATGACGCAGTATCGCGTAACCCTTTCGGCATCTCAGCTACGAGATGCGCTTGTGATTGACGCATAGCGTCCTCTAGAATCTTTAGGTCTTTTTTGGGTTCTGCCCACTGACCATACGCATAGTCAATCGTCTTTGTAGGACCGTTAGGATAGTAGAGTGTGATACGCGAGTTAGATAAATGGTCAACACCATACCAAACTTGCTGTAACCCCGCAAGTTCAACCAGTCTCCCTGCAACACGAACTGTACGCAACATACTATGTATCTATGCTTGTCTTAAAACTCCGGCTTCCCGACAAACATATCCTGAGCAGCTGTGGCCACCGTCTCAGCAGCATCCACAACTGTCTCCGTTCCCAGAGAATACACCACGCCCGATGCCAGGACACCGGATCCAACGGCGATCTTCCCTAAGTCCGTGTAATCAACGGGCTGCGTCTTTGCACGGCGATCAAGCACATACAACAGAGCAGCTACAATCATCACTGAACCGACAACCATAGCGAGCATTTGATAGTCCGGCATTTGCTTTTCCTTGTGGATTGGTTTAGAGGTAGTTAGACGCGGCGCCGCACTTAAATGTTCAGGTTGACAACCCCCGTAGGCTTGGCGGCCGGCTCTTCATCCTCCGAGAGATCAAGGGCCACGTCCTCTCCCAACTCAATACGGGGGCGCTCCTCGTCCTCGTCGTCTTCATTGTCAGTCTCAAACTCAACTGTTTCGGACTCGCCAAATGTCAACGTGGGCTTGGCCGGTGTCTCAGCGGGCGCGGGGGTTGGTGCCGGAGCCGGAGCGGGGGTTGGTGCCGGAGTCGGAGCGGGAGCGGGAGCGGGCGTCGCAGACCGACTCTGAAAGTATGCCTTGCTGATCTCCTTCCAAGGAATAAAGCTATCAATCACCTCGTCCAGTGCTCCGCCAAGCATGGTCTCAATGTCACGACGGTTGCGCGACTGCTGCTCGGAGGATACCTCAAGCGTCTTGAAGAGATACGCGTTGGACCAGCTCTTGCGGGCGGCTGACTTGTAGAGCGTAAAAATAAAGGTTGACAGAGACGGGCGTTCAAAGTTAACATTGATGTGCGTATCCTCGGACTGCTGCAGAGTGGCAAACGCGCGAATATAGCTGACAAACACACCCAGCAGAAGATCGTCCATGTATTCGCACTTGGACATCTTCTCAATGCGAGAGACCTCGGTTGCCAGCACCTCCTCTGACCACATGGGAACGCGAGTAAGAAGGTTCTGAAACGTCTTCAGCGTCTCGCTCGGCTGCTTGTTGCGAATACAGGCGGTCTTGGCATTGTCGTAGATGCTCCACAGACCATCCGCAACGTGAGGAATGAGAACGCGGCTCAGGTTCTCGCGGAGAGACTGCTTGACGAAGTCGGTGGTCATTTACTTAGACAGAGCGAAGAGAGGAATGTCAATACGGACGCAGAATGCCGAAGATTGTCTTGATCTTGATGGTCAAGAATGAAGAGAAGATCCTTAAGCGATGTATGGAAGCCGTAGAGGGTGTTGTGGATGCGTATGTGATCACCGACACTGGATCGACGGACACGACGACCGACATTGCGCTGGATTTCTTGATGACCCACGAGGGCTGTGTTGAGATAAATACATGGAAGAATTTTGGTCATAACCGTACCTTGAGCTTCCAGAATGCGCTCGGATATTGCAAGGCCAAAGGATGGGACTTGACAGATACGTATGGGCTTCTGCTGGATGCCGACATGGTGTTTGTGCCCGGAACGTTGCGACAGCAGGCACTCGGTGGATTGGGGTACACGTTTGTGCAGTGTGCCGGAGACCTTGAGTATCCAAACACTCGTCTAATCCGAATGGACTATCCTTGGGTTTGCAAGGGCGTGACGCACGAATACTGGGATGGAGAGTGCACGGCCATTCCCAAGTCCGTATGTTATATTGATGATCAGAACGACGGTGGATGCAAGGCGGATAAGTTTACCCGAGACCTTGCATTGTTAGAAAAGGGACTGGAGGAGGATCCGACCAACGTCCGGTATATGTTCTACATTGCTCAGACGTATCACTCTATGGGAAATTGGGCCAAGGCGATTGAGTGGTACCAGCGTCGTATCGATGCGGGTGGCTGGTATGAAGAAGTGTGGTACTCGCACTACATGATCGCAAAGACGTATGAAGTCCTCAAGGATCCTGTTCAGTTTGAGGCTTGGGTTCAAAAGGCGTATGCATTGTACCCAGGTCGGGCGGAGGCGATCTATTGCTTAGCAAAGTACTTTCGTGTCAAGGGCGAGCACTACCGAGCAATGCACTACATTTCCATTGGCAGGAAAATCCCCCTTCCTGCGGATTCACTTTTCATTGAAAAGGATGTCTACCGAGGGCTGTTTGACTATGAGGAAACGATCTGTCGGTTCTATACACTGTACACCAAAAAGGACGCCCTTCGTGACTGCGTGAAGTATCTGCTGACCGACAAGCCCTTCCCCGACAATGTCTACGACAATCTGAAGTTTTACATTGAGCCGGTGGATTGCCACGCCAAGCCCATTGCGATTCATCGCCACCTGTTCGGTCCAAATTTTCACCCCTCGGCAATCTCCACGTGTGGAGAGTATCAGAACATCCGCTACGTCAACTACAATCTCAATCACACGAACACAACCTATACGATGAAGGACGGGAGTTACTCCGACACAAATGGAGTGCGGACACAGAATGCGTGTCTCAATACACTCACGAATGAGATCGTATGCATGAACGACAGCTCAATTGCTCTTCCTCGGAGAGAGGCGCATATCAAGGGGCTTGAGGATGTCCGGCTTTATCTGAATTCCAAGCATGAGCTCTGTTTCCTTGCCACGACTGCCGAGTATTCAGACCACTTATCCATTGTTCGCGGACGGTATCATCCGGATACAGCCTCGTATTCAGACTGTGTTGTCATGGAGTCTCCAACTGGGTCGGGGTGTGAAAAGAACTGGCTGCCAATTTCAGGCACGGATACATGTATCTACCGGTGGTACCCGTTTGAGGTCCGACGGTTTGATGGCAACAAGGCGCCGATTGTCACATCGTACACGACCCCTTGGTTCTTTCGTCATTTGCGGGGCTCGGCTCGGCCGGTCAAGGTGAAAAATGAACTGTGGGCACTTTGCCACTTTGTCATTGGAGCGACCCCTCGGATCTACTACCACTGTATCGTAGCCTTGGACGCGGACACGCATCAGCCAAAGCGAATGTCTCTGCCTATCGTTTTTTACTCCAACCTGATTGAGTTCTGTATCAATCTTTCGGTGACTGGAAATACGGTGACGTGTATGTTTGCCATTCTGGACGATGCACCGTATACGGCAACCTTTACTCTTGCGGACTCTGACTGGGTTCAAGTATAGAGCTGGCGCCACGACTCGTTGATCTGCTTCTGCTCTACGAGAATAGACTTGACATCCTCCGGTGTAATCACCATCGGGAGCTTGACCGCCTTGTAGAAAGGATAGGTCTTTGCGGTCTTCTCGTCCGCAATCCGGAGAAGATTGATTCGGGTTACGAGTGTCTCCACCGCTCGGATCAGAACACGAACGCCCTCCTCCTCGTGAGAATACTCGGAGATCATGAACTTAATCGCATCGTCCGTGATGGACAGATCGTCCTTCATGTTGATCCGCTCCAGAACCTGCGGCCACACATACTGCTTCACGATGGACCGCTTGTCGTCGGCCGTGTATCCTGCGCAGTTGATGACCTGCATACGGTCCTTCAGAATCGGGTGAATCTTCGTCTCGTCATTGAAGCTAAACACAAACAGACACTGACTCAGATCAAAGTCAACCCCTGCAAAGTAGCGGTCGTGGAAGTGAGAGTTCTGCGACCGGTCTGTCAAGTGAATCAGCATGGAAATGATCTCTTCGCCGTGTGCCGTCGTGGAGACCTTGTCCAGCTCATCAAAGTAGATCACCGGGTTCATGCACCGAGCCGACATGATGGCATCAGCAATGCGGCCCCAAGTCGCACCCTCGTAGGTGTAGGAGTGACCGACAAAGTTCGCCGAATCCGATGCGCCGCCCAGAGAGAAGAACTCAAAGGGACGCTTCAGCACCTCCGCCACACCGTGGCGGGCGAACGAGGTTTTGCCTACTCCCATCGGACCCTTGAGGGCGATGACGTTGCCCACCGACGACGGATTGGCGATCCACTGAGCAACAATCTGCATGATCTGCGCCTTTGCGGCATTCATTCCGTAGACCGCCTTGTCCATGGTGGCCTGCGTATCGGCGAGAAACTTGGAGCAGCTGGTCCGATCCTCAGTAAACTTCACCGGCAGCGGAACGACCGTTCCAAAGGGGATTCGCAGAAACCCATCCACCCATGTCTTGAGCTTGTGAACCTCTCCACCATCCGAGTCCATCTCATTCAGCATGTCAATCTTGCGAATGACCGCTGCCTTGAGCGCATCTGGAATCGGAAGCCCCAGCACACGGAACTTGTAGGGAATGTCACCGTCGGAGACGAGCTTGGCAAGACCCTTCATCTGCTCATTCAGGCGGCGGCGCTTGGACTTGGACAGATCCTCAAAGTACCCCTCCTCTTCCTCATTCAGAGAAAGGGCCGGCACATCGGGATCCTCCCGCTCCTTGCGCGACTTGCGGCTGGGAACCATACCCTTTGTGGGCCGAACATACTTGTCCATGATGTGGGCAATGAACTCGTCCTCGTCCTCCTCAGACTCGTCCTCGCTCTCCTGATCAATGTCAATGCGCCCTCCCTTGCCTCCTGCGAACTGATGAATGTGAAGCTTGACCGACACCTTGGCGCCCTTGGGGAGCTTGAGAGTGGATTCCTCCTCCTCGTCCTCTTCCTCCTCCTCTTCACTCTCGTCTTCACTCTCCTCGTCCTCTTCACTCTCCTCGTAGTCGGAGTCGCTTGAATCATCCTCCTCTTCCTTGGTCTTGAGTGTGTCGTCGTCCACCCACACGACGGGGACCTTGCGGTTACGAAGATTGTACTGTCTAGGTGGCATTCTTGCTGCTTCCAGAGATAAAAACAAACTCCTATCCATTTTTAATGGAGGACCTCACCAAGATTATTGAGGATCTTGAGGATGAAAACAACCGTGCCGCCGCCGCCGACCCAGCGATCAAGACGAGCTTGAGTGTCGTAGAAGCATTCCTGAAGAAACACCCTGTACTTTGTTACGGTGGTACGGCGATCAATAACCTTTTGCCTAAGAAAGACCGATTCTATGACCCCGAAAAGGAAGTTCCGGACTATGACTTCTTTAGCAAGACGCCCCAAGCCCATTCAGTGATCATTGCCAATCAGCTCAAGGCGCGCGGAATCAAGGAGGTTGAAGTCAAGGCGGGCGCTCACCTTGGAACCTTCAAGGTGTTTGCGGATTACACGGGTGTCGCCGACATTACCAGTTTGACGCCTGAAGTCTTTGACCGGCTGTGGAAACAGGCAGAGATTCGTAACGACATTCACTATGTACCTCCGAACTTTCTGCGGATGTCCATGTACCTTGAACTAAGCCGTCCTCGTGGAGACGTGTCTCGTTGGGAGAAGGTGTACAAGCGCCTTCAGCTTTTGAATGCCGCCCATCCGGTGACGTGCAAAAAGGAAGAAGGCGCATCGCACGACCATCTGACTCCCCAACAGCAGAGAGGCGTGATCAAAATGCTCCAGAATGAGGCTGTTGTTCTGCTTAGTGTGAGTGCAGCGGAAATTCACCTTGGTCAAAAGTGGACAACCCCGATTGGACTTTTGGCCGAGCGCGAGACCATTGAACAACTGACAAAGGGAGAGAAGGTTGTGGTCCACGAAGAAAACGATATTCTTCCTCGTCGCACCATGGTGATGAACGAGGATGGTACGAAATCGCTGTTTCGGTTTTACGAGACAACGGCGTGTCACAGTTTTCACGAGATGAAGAATGGTGTTCGTGTGGCCAGCATTCCAACTACACTTCAGTTCTTCTTTGCGTACATGTATTCGGGCGCAGAGGAGTCTAATATTGCCAGCGTTCTTTGCATTGCCCAGCGACTTGTGGACATTGCAAATAAGAAGCCCGCTCGGCGATTTGACATCTTGACCCCCAAGGAATGCATTGGGGAGCAAGAGACATTGACGGATATGAAGCGGAACAAAGCAAAGATGTACATGGATCTCGGAAAGGATAAGACATCCGCCGCCTATTTGGAATACTTCTTCACATATGACCCCAACGATCCAGCATCCAAGAGAAGAGCCAAGAGCGCAATCGCAAAACTCAAGGACCTTAAACCGGAGGAAAGTTCCCGTTCCGGTACGTAAGGATCAGGCCGCGGCCAGTGTAGGTCAGTCCAGCGCAGGCAGTGCAGGACGCAGATCCACCCGCTACGTTGGAGGACGACTCCTTGATGCCTTGCCGAAACTGAAGGTAATTGTCGTTTCCATTCGGAATGCGAGGACGGACGGCGTTAGGAGTAGTCGAATTGAACATCTGAAAAATTTCACGCACCCGAGTCTGTGCATCTACATCGGATGCGTCACGAATACGCATTCCTTGGATACCCGAAAGCGTTGAACTGTTTTGACCACCGGCGCTCATTATAGAGATCCAAGAATTAAGTTCGTCCGGTATACCATGTTAAGTCAAAGTACTGCGGTCCCGACGGTTTTCCGCGCAAATCGTCCTTTGGAATGTTCGCTGTCAGAGCAGCCACTTCGCCTGCTGACAAGGAACGCGGCGTATATTGAAGAGTCGCAAGAACACCGTCCCATCCGGCTTCGGCACGACCACCTGCCGTGATAGGCTCATCGTTCTGTTTGGGAAGCTGGGAGAAGGAGTGGTGCTGACGAATAATGCCATTGATGTACACGTCCATTGCATCTTGATCTACAATGATGGCAAAGTGCACCCACTTGTTCGCAGGAATGTTACTAATCAGGACAGTCTCAGCAATGTCCGCGTACGTATTGACGGTCACCAACAGCGAGTTCGACGTTGTGTCCAAGTAGAGACCTGGGGAATCCTCCTTCGTGAAAATGGTCCGCTTTTTGCCATAGTTATACGTGAAATCATTCACGAGAATCCACCCTGTATACGAGAAGGTGGCGCCCTCCGGTTGGTTGAATGACCGATTAAGTGAAGTAGACACAGTCTTCACCTGCTTCCCCGAGAGCGATCCGGGAACAATGTCAACCATATCTGATTTCTTGGGTTGGGTTGACAACAGCTGCCACACAATGATCCCGATCACGACGGCAACGACAATACCCCCAACAATCTCAACAGCACCCATTACCTACTACTTAGAAACAAAGCCTCTTGCACTGAGACGGAGCCCCGCACTGCGAGGTTCGGGTGGCGGCATCGTAGCACCATCTTCCTTCCATACCATCTTCAGCATGACGTCGTAGGTGACTGTGCGCTGATACTCGGCTGTTCCAGGATCAACTGTCCGAGTGCCAAGGTTGTAGATGTAGTGGATTCGGCTGTGATCCGACGTGTATTCTGTTCGGAGCCATCCCGTTTGCGCAAGGCGAATCGTCCAATCTAGATCTTCACCTCGTGTCGCATTCCGAAAGGACACGAGCTTCCCAATGTCCGTCATACTAATATTCAGGTGATTCGGGGGACGTAGAAACTCGTCTCCTACGCACATGGGCATCGTCAGAGTATTTTGAACGCTATGCGTGAACGTGTATTGATTCATCTGTCCCCGCAGGCGACAACAGTGAAATCCGCCCCGAATGGTGGCAAGCGCATCCTCAAAATATGCAGCCGTCACGGTATCGTCGTCATCAATAAACGAAAAATACTTCCCCTTGGCCGACTGAAGAAGCTCTTGACGCTTTGTTCCGATCTTCTTCTCACGGTTATCAAACGCGATACAGATTTCAATACGAAGATCCGGACAGACTGCCGCGCGATGTTCATTGATCAGTTGGAGAAGTCGTTGCAAACTCTGCTCGCGTCCGGAAATGGTTGCAATCAAAATGCTCCAATCGTATTCGTACGTCTTTCGGGCAATGTAGGTGCGCATGTCTTCAGTCCAGTATCGTTGGTTCCGTGCATACAGTGCGTCATTTCGTTCTGGGAATCCAGTGCCCGGATGCTCATGACGAATCAGCACATATGGAATGTATCTACACTTTGACGCCAGACTCCCTTTGCAAAGATCCGTGAACTCCGTATCGCAAAAGAGGCTCTTGTACTCGGGGTTATAGAGGAATCCAAAGGATGTATACATTGCGCGCCCCATGATAGAGATGGTATTCAGCTTCTCCCCCTGCGTCCCGTCATGTACCCATAGAATTCCGTTGGTATCCGGAAAGTTCGCCATCATGTGCGAGCGAAGAACGTCATCATATCCCTTGATCTGCGGGCGCATATCATCCGACACCACAACGACAATGTCCCATGGCCACGAAATGGAGCTCATGTCTGCGTTCACAGCTTCAATCTTTGTCTTGCTGGTTCCGTAGTAGATCTCGGACCACGCGGTCGTGTGGGTGATGTTTTTGATTGCATGCTGAATACCTCCCGACATCATGGTTGCATCGTCGGCGTCGCAGGATACGCAGATCCCTAACAGATCAGGACGGTTGGCGAGCTCAACATATTTCTGAAGAACGGTTAAAAATTGAGTTGGGCGAGAACGAGTTGGGCACTTGAGCAAGATCCGCATTACACATTAGACAGATGTTTCTGAGATGACCTTGCCCGAACTATCCCTCACAGCAAACGTGAAGGTGTATCCAAAGAGTGTCAGAGAGGAGCCCTTTGTTGTGGTGTTTGTTGATCCGGGCTGAGCAAACGATGCACAGTTGGTTCCCGCCGAGAAGAAGGCCGATGCGTCCGACGGACTAATCATATTAGGATAGGCATGCACGTTGCATACGGACCCCGAGAACCCTTGGGCGTCACCGATGATGATGTCTCCGGCCGCCGGACGCGGCACGCCCGGAAGGACACAGGACTTGACGAGCTTGCCGTTTATGTAGACATCCAAGTTGCGCTGAAAGACGGCAACAGAGACAGCAAACCACGTTTGAAGAGGAACGTTCTCTACCGTGCACGTGTAGGTATCCCCTGTTGACGATGTATCAGTTGAATCTTCGGAAAAGATCGAGACAGCGACGTCAAGACTATTGTCGGTCGGGTGAAGAGAAATGTCGGGGTTTCGGATCGTTGCAGTCGTTGCGTCTTGGCGATACAGGATGCTCTTCTTCTCGCCAAACTGATACCCCCAGTCCTTGATGTACATCCAAAATTGAACGCTATTGTCTGCGCCTTGTGTGATGGGTGCATTGGCGGCAGAAATCACTTTTCTGGTTTTCCCGTCTAATGGAAGGGGTGCTTGATCAGGAACCGTAGGCGATCCCAGAATAGATGTTCCCGGTTTTCCTGTAGACATTGCAACTGCATTGTAGATAAACAGTGCGGCGAGAAGGAGAATGACAAGGCCAACAAGCGACACGAGGATTTTCATCACCACGCTTGCGGCATTGAAGCCTGTGGGAGCAACACCTGGGATGGGTTGTGAAGCAGAGGATCCCATTTATGTATCACTTACAAAGGAAGTTGTGGTAAGACACAATGGAAAAACGAATAGATCTACCCGCACGGTCACAACAAGTAATGTATTGTAACAATTGTGGAACACGAGGTCATCTCTTTCGAGCGTGTAAGGACCCAGTGTTGTCGTGTGGGCTTATTCTTGCAGATAGTTCCTCCCTTCCAATTGATCCATCAACCTCTCGGTTGCTGATGATACGGAGGAAAGACAGCATGAGTTTTGCGGAGTTTATGCGGGGAAAGTACGACCCTACGGACTTGGACTACGTCGGGCGCCTGATTGGAAACATGACAGTCTCCGAGCAGCGCCTGATTAGCGATACGCCCATTGAAACCATCTGGAAAGGGTTGTGGGGTGATGATCACGGAAGCGGCGAGCTGGCCACGTCCAAGGAACGGTTTGAGCAGTTGGACTGGGCTGCACTGGTCAGCAAGCACCCTTCAATCTACGAGGAGCCTGAATGGGGATTTCCAAAGGGACGCAGAATTCGGGGCGAAAGTGACGTAGACTGTGCGATTCGTGAGTTTGGTGAAGAGACGAACGTTCCCCGTGATGCCTACCTTGTTCTCAAGAACATCCGTCTTGAAGAAACGTTTGAGGGACTGAATGGCATTACGTATCGCCACATTTACTTTATCGCACTGGCCCAGCACCCAGAGATGATTGACTTGACCCAGCGGTTTACTCCAATGCAACGCCGAGAGATCTCGGGTATTGCATGGAAGACGTTTGACGAGTGCACGGCTCTTGTCCGTCCTCACCATGTTCAGAGGGGCGCAATGATCAATGAACTACGAAGCATCGTGACGACCTTTGAAACGGGCTAGGACGTGAAGCGGAACCCTGCGAGGTAGACCGTAATGGAGTATGCAGCCACACTAATCACAAACACCCACCACCACAACGGGAACACCGTTGCTTCCCGATCGGTTGCCCCAAACGGGCGAATCCGTCCTTCACGCCCAAAGGCGACGGACGGTTTCAGGTACAGGAATGCAGCCATCAGGAACAAATAGATGGTCACCATCCACATCCGATGATTGCGTCGGGCGATATCCATTACTTAGTGCTGCGACGAGTTTTGCGCAGGCGACGACGACGCCCACCGAGAAGAGACTGCTTATTAGCCCAACGTCTGACTGTCTGTGCAGTTTGGGTTATTATCTCACGTGTTTCGTCTTCCGGCATATCTGCTGCATACTTGCTCATGCGATCGGCTACTTTTAGTGCATCCGCCTTATCACTCGGAGTTATGTCAAATGCGCTGCTAGACATTTGTAAATACGTGTCTAAAAAGTTCCACACCAAACACAATGAGCGAGTACGTATTGCCAAACAGGAGGGCGTTCTCAGACGCCATCACACGGCAGTTCATTAAGTCGGACTACCGCGCAAAGGACGTAGATCCGTTGGACGAAGAGGATAAGAACATTGATCTATGTGCCAAACGGACGGGCACGGGTCGTGAGCTTTTTCCCTATCAGAAGCTTATTCGGGACTACCTGAAGATTGAGACACCGTATCGGGGCCTGTTGGTGTATCACGGGCTGGGATCGGGCAAGACGTGCTCTTCTATTGCCGTGGCGGAGTCGCTGCTGTCGACCAGCAAGGTCTACGTCATGGTTCCGGCGTCCTTGGAAGCCAACTTTCGTGAGGAACTGCAGAAGTGCGGCGACCCCATCTATGCCGTAGAGAACCATTGGACCGTGCGCCAAATGTCAGACGAGGTGCGCGAGGTGGGAAAACGGTTGGGCATTTCCGAAACATTCATGGACAAGCACAATCGCATTTTTGTCACAACGTCAAGTCAGCAGCCGAATTTTGAGGGGTTATCAACTCAGGACAAGGCGGCGATTCGCGAGCAGATCAAGGACATTCTCAATCAACGCTTCAATTTTGTTCGCTACAACGGACTCACACGAACGAGCATTGCCGACTACACCAAGGAGGGAATGTACGATGACTCGGTGGTCATTATTGATGAAGCCCACAACTTGATCTCTCGTGTCATCAACGAGTCTGAGATTACCGGAAAGCTGTATGAGTCCATCTACCGTGCTCAGCGCTGCAAGATTGTATTGCTCTCCGGAACTCCAATCATTAACTCGCCGAATGAAATTGCCTTCATGATGAACCTTTTGCGTGGACCGATTGAGCGAATCACCATTCCCTTCAAGACCATTCCTACGTGGGACGAGGAGAAGATCACCAAGGCGTTTCGTACTCTTCCGGAGACTGATACGATTGAGTTCAATACGCTGAAAAAGCAAGTGATGGTCACGCGCAATCCGCCCCAGTTTCGGTCCACATACAATGGCGAGGGTGATCGTATTGCCGTTCAGTACATGAAGGACATGCCGTACGTTCCTCAGGCCGCAGACTGGGTTGCATCGGTAAAGACCAAGATTGAAACTGAGGTCGGTGGCGGTGAGATTGCCACGGAGCGCGTGACAACCGAAGAGTTTCAGTGTTTGCCCACAGACTATGAAGAGTTTGCAAGCTTGTTTATTGATGGACTGAATGTGAAGAACCCCATGCTGTTTCGTCGTCGTATTCAAGGACTGGTTTCGTATTTCAAGGGTGCCGACGAGCGCCTTCTTCCGAAACGCATTGAACTTGAGGATACGCTGGAGAAGGTTCCAATGTCCAAAGAACAGTTCACGCGCTACCTTGAAGCCCGTTGGATTGAAATGAAGATTGATTCTCGCCGAGGCCGAAGCAAGCTGAATGAGAACCTCAGTACCTTCCGAGTTCCGACACGCTTGGTCTGCGACTATGCGCTTCCTCTTGACATGAAGAAGCCCGAGGTAGAGGAAGGAGCCGCAGAAGACAAGCCGCAAAAGATATCGGGTGACGAAATTCGGAAGAAGCTCTTGGCGGAACCTGATCGGTATCTCTCTGAAAAGGGATTGGAGATCTTCAGCCCCAAGATGCTGCGAATTCTGAAGAACATAAAGAAGTCCAAGGACGGAAATCAGTTTATCTACTCTCAGTATCGCTCGTTGGAAGGATTGGGTGTGCTGTCGGCTGTGCTTGAACACGCCGGATGGCAGAGATACAAGCTGTCTCACTCTGCGAATCAGTGGGTAGAAGATCCTGAGATGGATGACCGTCCGGCCTACACCTTTTACACGGGTGAGGAGAAGGAGGAAGAGCGTGACCTGACCCGCCAGATCTTCAACGGCGTCTATTCAAAGAACTTTCCGCCCTCTCTCAAGGAAAGCGTGGAAAAGAGGGGCAAGAAAATTCTGAAGGTGCTGATGGCCTCGGCGTCGGGCGCGGAAGGCATTACGCTCACCAATGTCCGCCATGTTCACATTATGGAACCGCACTGGACTCCCGCTCGTCACGATCAGGTCATTGGTCGCGCGATTCGCATTTGCTCTCACGCAACTCTTCCGATGGAGGAGCGCACAGTTAAGGTCAGTTTTTACATTTCAGTCTTTACGGAGGATCAGATGAAATCCGCAGAATACCCGAACATTGTGGCCATTCGTCGTAACGATATGGTCACAAAGCGCTATGAGGGCGACCCTGTGGAGACATTCATGTCTACGGATGAATACTTGTACGAAACGGCGTATGAAAAGGAGCGCATTGGTCAGCGAATGTCCCTGTTGCTGAAGGAGTCGGCGGTGGATTGCGAGATCCACCGAAAGCTCCACTCCCGCGAACGCCCGCAGGTGTCTTGTATGCGATTTGACAGCACGACAACCGGAGAGGACTTGGCCTTCAAGCCGAACATCAAGAGTGAAGACTTGGATGCCACTGTTCTGCGCAACACATCCAAGAAGCACCGTCGTCTGCAAAAGGTGCTCATCAAGGGCATCTCACTCATCATTGATCCGAACACAAGGGAAGTGTTTGACGGACCTGCGTGGGACGACCATCAGCGCCTGCTGCGTATGGGAGTTATGATGTCACCAACTTCAATCCGGTTTCTGCTTTAACGTCCTCCAACCAAGACGCACACACCTCGTTCCACGTCTTGAACGTATAGGCAGCTGCGGCCTTCTTGAACTGCGGAAGGGCGGCGATCATGCGCTCCATCTCATCCGCAAGGTCCTTGTAGCTGAAGCTCGGAGCCCACAGTCCAAGGGGCATGGTGCCTGAGTAATAGACACGGTCACCGGGCTTGACGAATCCACACACCGTCTCGTCCATGAAGGAACGGTAGGTCCCAATGTCTGTCACAATCTGCGGTGCGCCCGTATACAGGTGCTCAATCTGACAAAGCCCGAATCCCTCTCCATCGGAGGTGTTCACGCCAATGTCCGCAGCATTGTAAATCTCGTTAATGGCGGAATCAGGCACGGGCTTTGCCGACGTATCCACCAGCATAAGCCGCTTGGCAAAGTCTTCGGGGTTGAGGCCACGACGCTGGAGCTCTGTCGTGAAGATTCGGCTAATGTCGTAATAGGCGCCCTGCTGAGCATTGAGACCCGTGACAATCATGAAATAGTACGGCTTCGTGGGATCACGAGCAAGAAGCTCCACAAATCCCATGATGGCAAGATCGTGACGCTTCCGCTGGCTGTTGCGGTTTGCATTCACCATGAGAACGGCATTGAACGGCAATCCCATCGTCGCCCGAATGGTGGTTCGGACTCCATCAGGAAGCTTAGAAAACATGGTCGTATCCACCGCATTCTCCAGTGTGCGGACATCGGGAAACTCGCCATATGTCTTGAAGACGTCCGTCCAATACTGTGTAAAGCAATAGACACGGTGAGCATTCGTGCGAATCGTATCGGCCAGCTGAGGAGCAATGCCCTCGTACACCTGATCCACGTAGACCCACAGCTTATACGGCGACGTCTCCTTGGTGTACTTCATGGCCTCCACGAAGCGGTGGATAATCAGAGGATCATTGTAGATCATGACTACATCGGGGTTGACCATCTCCAGATACTCGTGAATCTTGTTGAAGCCAAAGCCCTCCTCCTTCGGATCCTCGTTTGCAGCGGCATCGTAGGCGACGACACCTGACGGCACCGTGCGAATGTTTCCACGAGACGGGTGGCGCTGAAACCCAAAATGGTAGGTCTTGACTGCTGGGGCCAGCTTTGCAAGCTGCTTGAGGAGATTGAAGACG